GCAAACAAAGTACTTGGATCTGCCGCAGGAGGTGCTGTTAGTGAGATTGATTGCACGGCGTTCGGGCGCACCTTGCTAAATACTGCCGATGCTGCCGGACTCCGTAGTGGTCTGTCTGTGGATCCAATCTATGAATTAAGACCCTATACCACAACAAGCGGTACTGTAGTAAATCACATTGAAATTAATCTAGGAACGGGCGGGACGTATAACACGCTATATCAAAAACACTATATTTTCTGTACTTTTGCAACAAGCGGTTCTCCCACAACTGCCGGACAAGATGTTCGGTTTATAAATTCAGATAATACCCGAAAGCATCGTGTAACCTTTAGCAAAATTAGCACCGATTCGTCAGGAAACAAACTTCAAAAACCCGAAAATATAACTATTGAAGAACGAATCTTGAACGATAACTTTTTTTCAGGAAGTGCTACTTTTCCAACCTCAGGTTATATTACTTTGCTTCCAATTCCCCTTGTTGTTCGACAAGTTCCGGAACTGTGGTCTGTTACCGGAGTTACTTCGCAAACCGCCTATACCCTTTCGGGAATGCTTACCAACAGCACAGACATTAAAGACTTCTTTGTTACTGTAGATGGCGTTGCACGGGCTAATAACTATACAATAAGTGCAAACACTATTACGTTCTCTGCTCCCCTTCCAACAGCAGGTCAGGCGATTGTGGTACGCACGTTTGGAGCCAACAAGACTACGACATGGGTTCTTCAAGGTGGTAGTTACGTTTATACCAACGTCATTACGGTTGAACGTATCCTCTAAAGAGAACCACAATGCATACCGAAGCCGAATTGATGTTAGCGGTTGGTAGACTTGAAGGCAAAGTAGACGTTATCCTACAAATGCAAAGGCTACATGAGGAACAACTTAAGAACCATGAGGAGCGTCTACGCGAACTTGAGCATTCAAGATCCTTCACAATGGGCATGGCAGCCGCAATAGGTGCCGGGGTTTCGGTAGGGCTTAATGTAGCAATCAAGGCTTTCACATGAATAAACACACGCTAGAACAAATTCACTCTGCTCTTGCAGAAGAGTTGCTCCGAAAGATCATGGACGGCTCTGCTAGTTCTTCTGAACTGAATGTAGCCCGTCAATTCCTAAAAGACAACAGCATTGATTGTGTGGTTGACGCAAGCATTCCTATGCTGAACCTTGCGAAGATTATGCCGTTTGATGAAGAAGAGGCTGCGTGAGTGAACTTGAACGAAAACTAAAGGACTTTAGGAACTTTGTGTTCCTTGCTTGGGATCATTTGGGTCTGCCTGAGCCCACTCCCATCCAACTAGACATTGCCTCGTATCTCCAAAAAGGAGAGCGTAGGCGGGTCGTGCAAGCCTTCCGTGGGGTAGGCAAGAGTTGGCTTACTAGTGCCTATGTAGTCTTTCGTCTACTGCACGACCCTCGGTTGAACGTCTTGGTGGTCTCCGCGTCCAAACAACGTGCTGATGATTTCAGTACGTTTACGCTGCGGCTGATCAACGAACTGCCCCTGTGTCAGCATCTGAAGCCCCGTGAGGATCAGCGCAACTCCAAGATTGCGTTCGATGTAGGTCCTGCCCCTGCCTCTCAGGCTCCAAGTGTGGTGTCTAAGGGAATCACAAGTCAGATTACGGGTAGCCGCGCTGACTTGATCATTGCGGACGATGTGGAAAGTTTAAATAACTCCGCTACATTCGCAATGCGTGAGAAGTTGCACACATCTATTGCCGAATTTGAAGCCGTTCTCAAACCCGGAGGGGAGGTGATCTTTCTCGGTACGCCGCAGACGGAGCAGTCGATCTACCACAGTCTGCATGAGAAGGGCTACAACACCCGCATTTGGTGTGCTAGATACCCTGACGAACGCCTAAGAACGGCTTTTGGTGAGAAGTTGGCTTTGACCCTGAGGAATGGTGTAGAAGGCGAGGCTACGGATCCTAGGCGCTTTAACAACATTGACCTTATGGAGCGCGAAGCCTCCTATGGACGCACAGGCTTTGCCTTGCAGTTCATGCTCGACAGCACCCTGAGTGACGCAGACCGTTATCCCCTTAAATTGGCGGATCTCACGGTACTTGGATTAAATCCGGAGTGTGCGCCTGAGGGTGTTGTTTGGGCAACCAATAGCAACAACATCGTCAAAGACATTCCTTGTGTTGGCTTTAATGGTGACCGATACTACGGACCGATGGATATCCTAGGTAAATGGATTCCCTACGAGGGCGGGATTATGGCTATCGACCCAAGTGGTCGTGGCGATAACGAAACCGCATATGCCGTGGTCAAGATGTTGAATGGCTTCTTGTACGTCACATCTGCCGGAGGCGTCAAGGGTGGCTACAGCGAGGAGACCCTGTCCAAACTTGTGAACATAGCCAAGTGTCAGAAAGTCAACAAGATTATCATCGAATCCAATTTCGGTGATGGTATGTTCACAGAACTGCTGAAGCCTTATCTTGTAAAGATTTATCCCTGCTCAGTCGAGGAAGTGCGCCACAATATCCAAAAGGAAAGGCGCATTATTGACGTTCTAGAGCCTGTGATGAATCAGCACCGCTTAGTTATTGATGCAGGGGTCATCCGGGATGACTACGAGTCCACCAAGCAGTACGCCTCAGAGAAGTCCTTGCAGTACAGCCTGATGTGGCAGATGTCCCGCATTACCCGTGCTAAGGGCGCCTTGGCTTACGACGATAGAATCGATGTCTTGTCTATGGCTGTGTCCTCGTGGGTAGAGCAGATGGGGCAGGATGTCCACCGCAAGATGCTCAATCACGCTGAAGATGCATTCCAAAAGGAAATTGACCGCTTTGTAGACAACGCTTTAGGTAGAAAGGCAAGGGATCAGGACTCATGGATCAACATCTAGTCGCTAAAGCCTGTGCTGCGGTTTGCAAATACGAACAGCATCTAAGGAGTGATGAGGCTCTTGTTGCGTCTAAAGCCTTGGCTAAGGCGATGCGCGAACTTAGAGAGGAACTTCCTCCAAAGATTTTGATACAGTTTCGGAGTACAAATGCTAAGTAAAAATAATCTCCAACTTATCGTGGTCAAGTCTGCCATCTTTGTTTTAAAGGTGGTGGTATTCTGCTTTCTTTTTAATTCATTGTGCTTCTTTCGGAAATGGGGATTTTAATGCCTAAGGTAGGAAATAAGACGTATCCGTACACCGCTGCCGGGAAGAAGGCTGCTGCCGTTGCTATGAAAAAGAAGAAAGCAATGAAGAAGAAGTAAAATGGCTAAACCTAGAGATTATAAAGACGAGTACGCTAAGTTCCAAAGCAGCCCCTCTTCAAAGAAGGATCGTGCTTCTCGGAACAAGATGCGGCGTCTTATGATCAAAAAGGGAGCCGTTAGTAAGGGTGATAACAAAGACGTTGACCATAAGAATGGCAACCCAAAAGACAATCGTATGTCTAATCTGAGAATTGTGCATCGGTCCGTGAACCGTGCAAAACATTAAATCTTTTTAAGGAATTTACACATGGCAAAGGGCGATCTTACAACACCTCCTCCGACTGTTACCCCAAAGAAGCAGGTTGTAGTTAATACCAAATCGGAAAATCAAAAGAAGGGCAACCTGTCCCTAGCACCTATGGTTGCTCGTGGCATGACTCCAATGGCGGCAGCCAAGGCTGTTGATGGCAAGGCAAAGACCGTCAACTCGCCTCCACAGAACCTTCAGGAGCCGCTTAAGGCGTTGTTTGGTGATCGCATGAAGTCGCGCAAGCCTAAGTAAGGAAACGACTATGGGAAACGGACACGGACACGGACATGGATACGGGCATGGACAGGGAGGCGCTAGTAGCATCCACACAAGCACCGAACACAACATCCGAGAACACTTGGGAAATGCCCCTTTTGTTCGCAAGGACAAAGGTTTGCAAGAGGTACATCAGCCTCTTAAGGACTTGTTCGGAGACCGTATTAAAGATCGCACGAAGAAGTAAGAGGATTTACTATGGCAAATGAAGGTCCCGGCATAGACGAAGGCTTTGGAACTATTAGTAAACTCAATCGCTTTGGAGCGAATAATCCTCAGGGATCTGCCGTGCATAGAGCGCAACAAGGTTCAAAGAAAAAGAACCAACTGATGATGATGCTGTTGCAGATGATGATGGAAGAGGAAGAGCCTGAGGAGAAAGCAACAAAGACTTATCAGGAAGAACTTGCAGGAGATAAAGAATCTAACCTGACTCCCGCCCTTGCTAATAACCCGGCTACTGCTCTTATGGGTCCTCAGAAGCCCAAGAAAGAGCCTAAGGATAACTTTAAGAATATGCTCTTGGCTTTGCTACTTAAATCCCAAGGATAA